TCTCGCAGCTTCAAACTGTTTCTGACTTAATTTACCGCGACCCTCTTTAATAAAAGCGTCATACTTCTCAGGCTTGTTGTATACGTCCATAGACTTGGCAGTTACAATCCGAGCAAAGTTATTCGCTTGCTCAACCTTACGTAACTCAGCTTGATATTGTACTGCTTGTCCAGCAACCTTTATCCTACTTGAAGCATAGTCCTGCTCAAGCATCCCACGCTGATAATCACTTAAGTCATCCTTCTCAAGTGTACGTTTAACTACAGCATCGTACGCCTTCATAGTGTTCTCAGGTATATCAGCTAGGTTTGACCCTTGACGAGCAGCTTCTATCTCCTGCTCAATAAGAAAGCTAGACTCAGCTAAGATAGCCTCTTTCTCGATAAGCTGGTCTTCCTTAATATCATCCTGTGCCTTTTGGAACTGTTGAGCAGAAATATTAAAGTTTCCACCAGCAACCATCTCAAGACGTTTAGCGTCGTCAGCCATACTGATTAGCATGTCCGCTTCACTTTGTGCAGCAAATGCGTTCACACTAGGTGCAGCTCTAAAGTTAGGAGCTTGCGCTTGTAAACGAGGAACACCAGAAGTCTGACGCTTACTAAATGCTTGAGGTGTTAGTTTAGGTGTATCAACCATTAAGTGCTCCTTTTCGGTTTGCGTCCGGGTGTAGGAATACCGTTTGTGTCCTTCAATGTAGACTTAAAGTCAGTAACCATATCACCCATTGCCCCTAGTTGTTTCAGTGAAGTCTGACGTGATTCTGAAAGACCAGCCTCAGCACTACTAATCATACTTTGTGCCTTACCTAATCCAGCAGCTTGTATACCTGTTTTCTGTATAGATAAACTTGTTAACGTATCGTTAATCGCATTACCTGCTAAACGGCCTTCTCTGTTAATCTCACCAGCTGTAGTCTCTTGTATAGACACAGGTGTACCAGTTGTTAAGTCAACACCACCACCAGCAAACCTAGCTCTTTGTGAGGCTAATGTTCTACGTAGCCTACGTTGGCGCTCTGCGTCCTCTACAGCAGCTTGTGTTCTTACTCTCTGTGCATCCACATCAGCTTGCTGCATCTCCACGCGTGTGGCCTCCATTTGGGCGCGTGAGGCTGCTACTTGTGCGTCATATGCAGCATCAGCTTGAGACATACCTTCGAACATTGAAAACGCTGTACCAGCCAAGCTAAGGCCTGATGCTATTGTACCGAAGCTTACTCCTGCAATCCCTGCGGTTGCGATCATACCTGCACCAGCCGCAGCACTTGCTCCACTTGCCAATATACTTCCTAATATTATAGCCTCTGCCATTAACTTACCCTTACTGCAAAGTGCGTTGCCAACACGTTTAATTCTAGTGGCACTTCCTGTGTTATCTCAGGTTGCGCCTCTCTTCCTGCTCCACCAATATACACCTTTTGCCACTTACTATAAAGCGTAGCGTTTCCTTCAGTATATTCAGAAGCAAATTCTTCTAATGCTGGTTTACTTACTTGATCGCCATTTTTAACAATGAACTCCCTAGATTGATAAACACGAACATTAGCAAACACAGGATTCTTAAACTCACCTGCCCAGCTTTGACCTTGTATTTGTATCTCTAAAGGTAGATGTTTAACCCTAGCAAAGAAAGCTAGTCCAGCCTCTAACTTAGATACACTCTCTGAGCTTGTTAAGCTACCTGCACTAGGTGTTTCTTTTTCTAATATTTGGTCGTTACCAATAACCCAAACTTCTTGTCCGTTTAAATAGTCAAGCCCTGACCAGTTGTTAGTATCTGTGTCAGTCTGTGTTAAAGATGAATCAAGACGGTTATCAGCATTAAGAACTTCCAACTGCCTAACAGTTTGACCAGCTATAGTTCGCTGAACAATAAAGAATGTTTTGTTTCCTGATACAGCAACGTCCTCGAACAAGCCTTGTGTTTCGAACAATGTCCAAGCAAGCAAGCTCTGCTCACGTAAAGAGTTAAGAACAGCACAAGTACCATCACCGTTAACCATATAAAGATAATTAGAGGGATGAGACTCAGTTGAGCTTCGTATGTCCATTGCTACAGGATTAGCTATTAAATGCTGACTAAACACTGAAACATTAGGAGCGTTAAAAGATTGCTCTGTCTCGTTAAAGACAAACTGTCTGACGATACGCCCAGTAGAAGAGTCGTTAGGGTCTTCACGTTCTACGAATATGACTGCCCCGTCTAAAGACACTGGCCTAACTTTAGATGAACCGTGGCGTGTTTCTTTACTTACCTGATCTGCAATATTTGACGGTGTTATAGCATTGTCAATATTCCCTCTAATGGAATACTCACCACCAGAAGTTAATACAGTTAATGAGTTACCAGAATACACGTTACGTATGATGTTAACCTTATCATCGTCAATAGTAACATCGATAGCCTCATCATCTAAGCTTTCACCAATATCTAAATTAAAGAACTCGCCAATCTTGCTCATAAGGATTGTCTGAGGTCTTTGACTTAAACCTCCTAATACAAGGCGTGACTTGTGGAATGTACCTGACCTTGCCCAGCCCCTAGTGGCTGACATTACAGGCTCATAACCAGATTCTACTTCCCAGTCTCCTGAGCTAATAGCATCAGTCCCAGCCAACTCAACACGAACAATTCCATTAACATGAGATGTGTCTGTAAACTCAGTAATAAGGATACGGCCACCCTTAGATGTATTAATGAACTGTCCTACATCAGCAGATGTAAACGGGGTTCCTGTAGCTGTTACTGTTACAATACCAGTTGCAACATCTGGTGTGATTGAACCCGCTGGGTTTGTCTTAGTTAACGCACCATAAGCAAACGGTGGTATGTTCTCAAATGTAATGCTTGTAGCTGTCCATACAGTGTCAGACGTTCTTGATACCTCTACAGGCTGTAGGTCTTTATGAAATAATATTAATGAGTCAGCTGACTGTGTCCAGTTTATTTCACTGAGTATGTCATCAGTAATACCATCTATAGGTGAGGAAGTAACTGATGTCTGCAATGTCTTACTATCCGTACGGTAAACGTCCATACGGCCAGCTGTAAACACTAAGATATAAGTCTGTTCATCATTAAACTGAAATGGGATCAACCTTGCTTTGTTATTGTTGTTTACGCCATCAAAGTAGTCTAAGCCTTCTCTACGGAAAGCTCCACCCTGTGGTCTCACATAAACATTACGAAGTTTATCCGCGCCTTGCGCGTAGTCATCAATATCAACCCTACCTAGTAAAGTAGGATCAAACTCACCAGATACGTATGATGCTTGTACTTTTCTTATTTTTGCCATTATCCATCAGTTCCTCTTATAGCAGTTAGAGAAAGCTCGTTCTCAGATATAGTATTGTTAGGTGAGTTCTGTGAGTCAGTTGCTCTAGCTTCCCTCATAGAAAGCAAATAATTACGTTGGTACAGCTGAGCCATATTCTCGTCCTGTACTAATGAAAGGCTAAGTATCTCAGCCATTCTAAACTCTATAACTCTAACCAAGTAAGCTGGATAAAACTCTTCACCGGGGTCTTTCTGATAAAGCAGTTCAATATCATCCTGATCTGACAAAAGCTTATCTTTAAGTATGCGGTATCTGTTTCCTAGGTTATCCGTCTTAAGAACGCGGATGTAGCCAGAAGGCAGTTGGAATTCATTTTTAAAATCAAATAAAGGTGTGTTAGATGTTTCAGCTAGTACCTCTTGAAACACGCTACATGACCAAGGATGCTTAGAAAGGATAGCGTCTTTTGTTGTTTTGTACATAGCCTTACACATAATAGCTTCTCTTGTAGAATCCTCAAAGCTGTTAATTGTAGAAGCGTTTGCCATCAGTAAGGCTGTATTGCAAATTGTTAGGTCTGATGACATCGTTGTTACTCCTAAGTTTATTAAAAAATGCTAGAGGGGAAAAGGGGGGGCTGACCCCTCTAGCTTAAAGCGTGAGACAGAAACGCTTATTCAGTATCTGTAGTAGTGAATGCCTCAACGTCAGAGACGTCAACTACACCACCAGAGTTCGCGTTTACAAGCATACGTCCGTATAGCGGAGTACCATCTGTATCAGCGTTTACTGTAATTACGTCACCAACCTTAACAAGGTCTGAAGCATCGTTAAAATAACCTGCTGTAGAAATTGCTGTGTCAGTGTCGATTGAAGTGTATGACCAGCGACGTGGTAAACCTGAGTTTAGTCCTGCGTCTGCTAGTGCAATATTTGAGCGATCAAAAGCCATTTTTTAAATCCTTTCTTAAGATTCGTCTGTAGTGATTTCAGCAACACCTGAGTCTTGGATAACAACTCCACCAAGAGATAAGTAACCAGATACTCTGTGAGCGCCGTAACTAGGCTCCCAGTCAACAGTAATCTTAGGTTCCATATTCATAGCAAGTCCAACCGCTGACTTCTGCCAAGCGTAGTTCTTACGGTCGTCGCCAGTTTTAGCAAGACCACCTTCTGCACGATCACCAATTTTAGTGATGTCAAAACCAAAGTATGATGGAAGCTTCCCATCAGTCAAAGGCTTCTTGAAGTTAACGTCAATATCCTTAACGTCAGACTCTTGCAAGAAGTGGTAGAATCCGCTGTCGTGACAAAGCCAGTTACGCATATCATCAGGAACATCTGAGCCAAGAGCTTCAGCAGCACCTGCAAAATGTGAAACGTTTAGGTTATCACCACCTGCTGCAACAGTCTTTGTGAAACTGTGTGCTGCTAGTGCATCAATGATAGCTTGGTCAACACGACGACCCATAGCCATACCAAATGATTCAACAAGCTCTTGACGCTCGTCAAAACCAACTTGGTTGTTCAAGAAGATGTCAGTCATTTCAGAAACAACGTAGTTTTCAACTGTCGCTACTGCTGGTGTGTGACTTGCATCTGCTAGTGGGATTGGTGTTTGGATAGCAGTACGTTTTTGTGTTGTTACAGCACCAAGGACTTGGAACTGAACTTTTTGTGCGCCTTTCGCATCTTTAATACGAACCTTGCTGCGAAGCTTACCTGAGTCTTGAAAGGCTTGGATAGCTTCATTCTCGAATTTTTTTACGAGAACTTGTGATAGATTGATAGACATGATTGTCCTCCAATAAAGTTAAGTTAAATAAAATACAATACTTTCGTACGGGTATTCCTCAACTAATGGAGGGCCGTTACTTGCAATTAATGGCTTGCCGGGCCATCTAACTACAAGGGGGCTTTAAACAAAGGTATTCCCTTTTCGTTATATGGTATCATAGTACCGCAAAGACAAGCTTTAATCAAGGGCATAAAAAAACCCCACCAGAGGCAGGGCTTTTGTGTTTGTTTTAATTGTGTTGTTATTCAGAACCGGTTTGTAATTTTACAGCAGCGTCCATCATCTGTTCATACTTAGCTTGGGCTGGCCTATCTATGTCAAAGTTAGGATTGCCTTTGCGCAATGCCACAGCTTCTGCCATAAGCTCTTGATATGTCTGCTTAGGAGCAAACGCCTGTGCGTCAACTGGAATATCTGCTTCACCACGCATCTTAGCCATCTTCTCAAGGAACTGTACACCCTCAGCTGTCTGACCTAGTTGCTCTGCAATACCTTGCTCTTCTGGTGAAAGATACTTAGCAACAAACGCATTAGCTCGTGTGACAATGTCGTTTGCATTCGGGCCTAGCTTTTTCAGCTCTTCTCCAATATCAGTTATACCTTCCATTGAGGACTCTAAGTAAGTCTCAACTAAAGCATTAGCTTGGTCTTGTGAAAGGTTAAGTTCTTTAAACAAAGGAACCATCTTTTGATAAGTAGGGTCGTCGTCTAAGTTAATCTCAACTGACTTAAGTGCTTCATTCTCTGTGAAATCAAACTTGTACTCATCAGGAGCCTCGGGTGTTTTAGCAGTGAACTTACCGTATAGTTCTTTGTATCCAGCCTCAAGGTCTTCTGCTGACTTGTATTTGCCAGCATAAAGATACTCTTCAGTCTTTGTTGTTGTTTCAGATACATCTTTTGTTTCCGGTGTTAAATCTACTGTTGTAGAGCTTTCTGGCTCTGTATTCGTTGACACATCAATCATTGTTGATGGGGCTGTCTCTTCACTCATATCTATCTCCTATTAAGTTATTTGTGATGTTATTACGGCTATACGCTTGTCTCCCTCTTCTAAACCAATCTTCCTAGGTTTCCCTTTTGTTAGAAAATAACTGCTAGAAGTAGCTACAATATCAGAACCGCCTAGCTCAAACTGAGCATCCTGATTAGATGTTATTATAATATATTCAGTACCCGAATCAAAGTCGAAACTTGTTCTCACAGAAGAGTCTCCAATAGAGAGCTGTGTCTTAGACTGTCTGTGTTTAGGGGCCTCATGTATCTTGCCAAGAGCAGTCATAGTAGACCCTGACCACTCTTCTATAAATAATGTTGGGTTATCTGCCACTGCGTCACCACCTCCTCCGGATGCTAATACCCCCGCTTGCGAGAGAAAGTTAAAGTATGTAATTAATGGGTTATCCAAAAATGGGTCAGCCCCGTCTGCTCTAATTAAGTTACCACTGTTAACCTCAAACTTACCTGTTGATTTAAGAGTGTTAAGCTCCCAATTGTCAAATAAAGAAACAGTTAAAAATGTTTGGATGCCGGGTGATAATGTAGCTAAACCTTCGCCATTGGCTATTGTATCCCAAACTATTCCAACTTCTGATGATTGAGCGTCTTTTATTGCTGTGTACAAATCATTTACAGCAAGAGAGTCAAGGCTAGAATCTATGTCAATACGCTGGGCTTGGAAGTCAAATCCAAAACTCTTACCTCCTACTATTGCTGTATAGTTAACTGCCATTATTCATCACTCACTAAAATTAAAGTGGTATCAAAACCACTAGATGTTATTGTCCCTGCAATTTGCCCAGTTTTATAAAGTGGTGCTGAAGTGCCCCTTCGAGCAACGCCAGAAATAACCTCATCACCTGTGTAATTGTAAGTAGTCGTAACTACACCAGAAGAGTTTGTCAGTGCGTTAACTAGCTGTGTCCCACTAGAATCCTCAATATAGACTCTTGCGTCTTGTATGGCTGACCCGCTACTATCCTGCACTGTTACCGTTAAATTTACTATGTTTTGTATATTGACCTCACCAGCCGCCGTGCCAGCTTCGGATGTGCTTAATGTGGAGTTTGTTGCGGTAATAGTTAATGTGTTGCTACCATCGTTTGTTGTGTCGCCAGATATTGTAACACCGTCAAATGTAAGTGTGTCATTGTCGCCCGTGTTTATTGCAGTATCGCCTGTTACGGTGCAGCCTGTTAAAGTTACGGCCTCATTAATATCTAAGTCACCATTAACTGTAAGGTTGTCTATCATGTTTCTGCTATCTCGCATGTTTAAAACACCAGTCCCACCAAACACCAATGTTTTTCCGCTTGCGCTTCCCACCTTACCACTAGTATCTAAGATTAAATCCCAATCATCAGCAAACGTGAATGTTACGCCATCTTGTGAAGTTAGAAACTCTTGCTCATCCATATTAGCGTCCAAGGCTAATTGCGATTGACAGTAATCATATATCTCGGACAGAGTTCTTTCGCGCTGTACAGTTACAGTCTTAGCCGCAAAGTCTATTGTAATAAATGTTAATGCCGCCGCTGCTGCCTCGCTTAATACAGTGACTGCATTTGCTGGCAATCGGTATTCTTGCTTGATAGGCTCGGATAATGAGCTTTGAAATTCTTGATATTCATAGCCGTAACCGCGCAAACGAATATCAAAAGGTGACTTTGTAGTAGCTGCTGCGTTGTGCGCTTTATCAAAAAATACAGCTTCAATTTGTGTTACAGCACCACTAGAGCTAGTTTGTATGCCTGTTTGAATATCCCCGTCAGTGTCATACACTGCCACTTTAACACCTGTTAAGCCTGTACCGCTTGTATCGGCAACTGTGTAGTTAATAGACTTTGCTTGTGTATATTGCCCTTGGTTAGCTGTAATTTTACCATCTGCAAACGTGGTGCAATCTGTAAACGTAAACAATAACCCAGAGTTTGCGCTTCCAGCATCAATGATATTTGTAAGCGAGTCAGCAAAAGTTACGTTAGTAAACGCGCCATTAAAAGCGCCAAATGACTTGATTGCTGTATTGCCTTGAAAAAAGAAAGCATCGTCAATCGGGCGCGTAAAAACACCACCAAGCGACCAAGCAATACCACCGCTTAAGTTGCCGCTAAACCTAGTAGAAACTAGCTCAGAAGCGCTGTTATATAAACGACCACCCATAGCACCGTCGCAAATGCAGCCAATCAATCGCATTGGGCCGGGGCTTCTGATAAATGGGCTGTTACCGTTATCATAAGATTCTATCAAGCAGCCGTAAAAATTTAATATAGGCCCGTTAGTGTTTGTAGCATTTTGGTTAGTGAACATAAGCGTGTCATTTGCTACGTCAAACGTAATCTGACAACCGCCTATTGTTTCGGTTGAGTCGTTCGCCTCGCCACCAACCAACCGCCCAAACTGCAAGGCGCAACCGTCTGCAATAGGATATGTTGATATAAAACCCGATCCTGTTTGCGTGGATTCTGTGACTAAAGATGAATTTACATCAGCTAAAAAAGCATCAGATGCAAGCTCAAAGTCTCGCCCACGCATGTGATAACTTGAACCTGTTGCCCGCATAACTGAGCCTCCAAGTGCGTTATTACAATCATCTAAATTAGTTGAAATAACAAAGCTATCACCACTAGAAGGAGCAGAACTAAACCCGCCATCCGTTACGGTTACAGTTGTAGAGGTTGCGCTTTCAATAAAGCGTATTTCCCAGTCGCCAGTATTAGAGCCGTTTTTCCACATAAGAAAACGACCCGCATCACCACTAGCAGGTGCATCGCCGCTACTATATTGAATTACGGTTGCTGTGTTGCCAGAGTTAGCCGTGAAAGCTTTATAAGTGCCACTTATTGTTATTCGCGTACTGGTGGATGTGATAGTCGCTGCCATATTACCTTCTTACACGTCACTTGTTCTAATTGCTGTTGCACTTCCCCCAGCGTTACCAAGTGTTCCTGTTGTTTCAAATGTTTTAATAGGTGATGCTCCACCGTCTCTTACACGAATAAATAGTGTTCTGTCACTACTATAAACTGATGTGAAACTTTCGCTAGTGCTTCCTGCAACTGTGTCGATGTAAGATACAAAAGCATCGTTTCCAGATGTTACATTATCAGAGCTGAAATCTGTTGATGTAATGGTGAAATTTGCACCACTGTATGAAGAATATACTATACGTGAAAACGTACCGCTGTCGCGCTGGACGCGGATTGTTCCAGAACTAGGTGTGTCCGTAGGAATTGTTGTGCTTACTGTAAGTGTTGTTACAGCAGCTCCACTAAGTGTACCGCTTGTAGAAAGCTGGTCAGTGTCAAGACCACCACTACCGTCTTCTGGACCAACGAGGATACGATCCTCACCAGACACAACACCAGATACACTAAATGTAACATTGTTAGGGGGTGTTACAGAAGTATTAGTAAGGTCAAATACAAGGTCAGACGCGGTTAAGTCATCTGCTCCTATACCTAAACCAAACGCACCAATGATCGCAGAACCAGTTGAAACACCTACAAACGGTGTTGATACAGCACGTTCTATAACCGTTGTGTCCACAGCAACTGTTGCTGATGACGTACCTCCTGTAATTGTCTGACCATCTGTTGGTGCGACACCCGTTAGCAGCTGTATCCACATTTTAGTAGCTGCTGTTGTAGAATTAATAGCCAGCATCTGTCCTGTACCACCAGACCAGCTTACAGCCTCGACCGCACTAAACGTACCGCTTGGTGTGTCTACATCAATCTCATGTGTGATACCACGAAATAGCTCACCATTTAGACCATACACAGTAGAAGATGAACCTTCACGAGTTAGCCATTTTAATCGTTCATAAAACTGATTTATTGATCGAGAACCAAATTCCCAGTCAGAATAATAAAACTCATCTACGCCGTCTCCTGATGCGTCGATGCCTTTATAACCTTCTGTATTGGTAACATCTGTATATGTTGCTACTGTGCCAGCAGAAGTTTCATTGTTTAAGTCATCACTTTCTGTCAAGGCAACAACGTTAATTCCTCGTGATGTACCGTTAATCTTAAACTCACCATAAGTATTACCAAAGTTTCGCGATGTGAACACGAGGCGTCTTCCGTCTGTGTCAGCACCACCAGTACGAACTTTAATTAAGAACCTGTGCGATAGACCGTTAGAACTGTCAGAGTTAATCCCAAAACCTAAAGTATCGGGGTCCTCGTTCCACCAATCGTCTGACAATACAGAACCATTTTGTATAATCTGGATGTTAGTAGATGCCCCAATAACAGAAAAGCCATCATAAATAACATCTCCACCTTCTTGAATAATAGAGCCGTCATATAAATGTTCAGCCGCTGTATCATCAATATTAAAGCTATTTAACAGTGTAATAATGTTATCTGTAGAACGGTCAGAAGGGGTAGCATCTGTAATATCCAGCTCATCATCACCAGATGCAGAAGCGTCATCAGCAAAGTCTTGCAATGCTCTGTGCAGCTCAATGACGGTTGCGTATGACGGCGATGCTCCACCGTGGTCGTCACCTATGTATCTAATGTTTCCGCTTGATCTTGTGATTGACCAGTCTGCTGATACAAATGTCATTTTTAACTCTCCTTACTACCCTTGTTTATTTGCGATTCTATGTAACGAATAACATGACGCTGCCCTTCTAAATGGGCGAGCGCGGCAACGTCCAAACCATTAGGCTGGGCTTTCCAGAGTTGTTGCAAATCTTTTAGTACAAGCTCACCTTGTTGGCTTGCAAACAATTGAGTGTAGTTTGATGCGTCCATATTAACCTCCCATATCAGACGGGTCCATCTGACCCTGTGCCATCTGTTGAGCTAGAGCCTGTTTAAGCTCGGCTTCTTGTTGTTCAGTAGGGACCAAGTCCGACGCTATGTTAAGCTTCTCTGCCATTGACCTAGCAAAAGCAAACGGGTCAATAATACCAGTCAAGGCTTGTGGTCCATACAGCTCTGCAATTGTTTGAGCAAAGCGAATGTCACGTAGCACGTCTTCCTCCTCCTGCGCTTGAGCAAGTGGTGAGATTGGTTGTATAGCCAGCGTAGAACCGTCTACCTTAAAGTCACCCAAGTCAATTAAACCTAGGTTGTCCAAAATATCTAACAGACGTTTAACTAGTGGTGAGATTAATTCATACTGTAGTTTACCGTATGCAGAACCAATACGTTTAGCTAGTTCTTGCTGGCGAAGAGAAACCTCAGTTGCAGTCTTAACAGGGAGATTAACATCACCTAAAGGATCGCCAAACAACATACGCTTGATCTGCACTTGTTGGTTTTCAATGATTAGCTGTGCTAAGTTAGGATTACCTGCTGTCTGCAATGGAGCAAGAGTTGCACCTTGCACCTGTGAGCCATTACTTGTCACAGGAATAAGAGCGCCACCACCTAGCTTAATGTTGTCAAGATTGACAATGCCGTCATCTGCGACCGTATACATACCAAGCGTGGCTATAGATGCCGCTTGTAGCAGTATCTTAACTTGTTCGTTCAATGTTTTTATCGCAGGTAGTGCAGTTAATGCAGGACCTCGTCCATATATCTCACCGGGAAGGTTGGACCATCTGAAGACAATCCAAGGTGAGGAACGCATAGAACGCTCTACGATTATCTCTTTAGTAGACTCTTCTAAGACGTAATATTTGTATCCGTCCATATCAACTAAATCATCAGCAGCCCTATCGTACAACTTAACCTTCTCAGGAATAGTCGCCTCGATGAACTTCATTTCTTTATCAGGAGTCTCTCTTACAATCTCCGCTATCTCTTTACCAAATTTTGCATCAGGCCATTGCTTGTCAATATTACGAGCTGATAAACAAAACTTACGATACGCTGTCTCAATACGACCATAAGCTCCCTCTTCTAAGTAGAGCTGACTAAGCGGTACATTAACAAAATTAAACGGCTGTGCTTGGTCACCTTCAAATACAAGCAAAGCACCAGTACCAAAGAACAGGTCATGATAACTCTCTACGATCTGTGTATCAAAGTTTGAGTTATGCAGATGGCTAAACATAACCTCAGTTATCTTTTCCAAAGCTTTGTCTAAATCGGGATTACTCTCTATACCAGCGCCTGTTGTAAGCTCTACAAAACGCTTCATAGGTGGTGTTAATGATGAATGGAGGTTTGATACTCCTGATGCTACAGCGTCTTGTGCAGTAGAGTCAAACACTACTTGCGCACCGTTCTTCTCCTGACCTTTGGTTTCCTCGTAGAATGTTTCTCTGTTAGGAGCAGCATATTCCTGTGCGTCACGATAAAGCTCTGTCCAATGGTCCTTACGGCCCTGCGCTTGCTGGAAGCGTTTGAAAATCTCTTCTGACTTACTCATATTACTACTGCTTTTCTATTACGGCGATGTCAGTGTCTGACTTGCCAATTTCTACTTCTCTGTAAGTTCCTGACCATAGAGGGCGTGAGTTAGTGTCTGCTGTTACCGTAGAATCACCAACTTCAAACTGGCAGTCTGCATCGCATGTCATTACAACAAACCTTGTCGCAGAGTCCAATTCTACAGCTGTCTTAGCGGTTGATGAGCCAATAGTTACCTTGATTACTGGTTCCGTACCCAAAGGCTTAGAAGGTATTTGAGCCTCATTACCTTTACCGTCCTCAAGTATACTTGCGTACTGTTCAATATATAAAGTTGCCATTATCCTAGTGTTCCTTTCGTTCCTAGTTCACTCCCAGTTTTAATCAAGCTTGATCTTCCTGATGCCCTTCGTTGAGATGCAGATTGACCAGCTATACGAAGCTTACGGCTACGGTCAGCTTCTAACTGCGACTGAGCCTCTTGTGCAGCCAAATTTTTCTTCTGCTGCTCTAGTTGTTCTGATTGTTCCTTGGCTAACTTTTTCTGTTTAGCCTCAAGCCCTTTATTCCTCTTAGGCCTCATCTTACCCATATTATTTCTCCGTGTTTAAAAAAAGATAAGCACCATCTTTTATTAGATTGTGCAGTAATTTTTTAGGTGTTATAGCTAAAGAAGCATATCCAGTAGCGCACTTGACTACAGTAACACAAGAAGGTATGAAATTGAAGAGGCTTTTATATCCGCGAATACAAGGAATGTACTGATGGCAGACAACTGTATGACCAGCTTCTGTTAACTCTAGTGCAGCAACAATTGCATCTAACTTAGGATATTCTTTTGTAGGGTATTTAATAGTAAACTCTATCTTGTCATTATCAGGCTCTACGAACAAAAGGTAATCACCTACCTGCGTAAAAGCATAACAATGTTTTAAATTATCAGGATCGTTACGTGTGAACCATCTTTTAATAAAAGATAAACGCTCAGAGTTTTCACAAAAACAAAAGAACCACTCACGGTAAGGCAGGTCTTTAGATGGAGAATCCTGTGTCAGCAAAGACGGTTGTTTTGTGGGCATGTTTATTCCTTCCAAACATCTTGTTCATTTCTCCCATACCGCACAGAACATACTGTAAAGCATCCTGAACGTCTGAATATCTGTTCTTCTCAGGCTTGTCATCATAGCGACCACCACCTGATGTATTCAGCTTACGGTAGCGATAACCACCGTTCATACCTCTACATAGTACCTTACATGAGGAATTAATCAATAAGGCTGGCTGTCCCTTGATGTTCCTCTCCAATGTGGCAATGACTGTTTCTACACGCTGTGGAATACGTAGACCCGGTGAAGGTTTAACGTGTATACCCTCAGCACGTAGTATATCAAAATAAGTTTGTTCGTCATTCTGGGAGGCCCAGCCACCAGCAGGGTCACCCCATATGTCAAAGTCATGATTAGGGAACTTAATGCTCATCTCTTGCTTGATTAACCTAGCAAAGGCTACAGCACCCATACCCTCCTCAGCAGTAACGCATAATTCATGAAGAACCTGCAACTGCCCTGTTAAAGTACGGTATATAAATACCGCAGCAGGGTGACGACCTGAAGCGTCTATCCCAACATAAATAGTACCGCCAGCAGGGGTTGTTATATCATCCTTAGTTGAATGGATATCAGGGTTCCAGCTATCCTTGTAAACTGGAAGTCCGCTTTTAATAAAACCATAATTACCGTGGACGTAAACGTTTATCCATTCTTGTGTCTTACCACCCAGCTGCTTAGTATAGTAATCTGTACCACCGGGCAGGTTGTCTATGTTCTCAGCATCCTTAGCCAAACCAGAAGGCTGCTTGTAGAATACCCAAGACATATTCTCAGCAATATCATTTGCATCTACTGGATTACCAAACTTATCTACAGCCCAAGCTTGTTCCTCAGCCATCTTAAACCACCAGTGGTCATCGGTAGGTGGGTTCGTATCCATAATGATACCACTCCACTTTGGCCATTGACTGTCTGGGACGTGCTCAGGCTTGTCCTTCTTCGGAGGGTAACGACCAACCCGGCCTGTCGCGCCAGCGATAACCTCGTACTCCATTTCACGGGCCTCATTAAAAAATACTCCTGTTACCTCAAAAGACAGCAGTTTCTTAACGTCTTCTGGTTTGTCTAACGCTAGAAAGATAACCTCTAGCTCAATATCACCCAGCTTTACCTTATGAGTAAATGGTGGCTTACGAGACATCTTACCAAAAACATGCTCCGGGAACCAGTCTAACCACGTCTTAATTGTAGTCGTTTCTAACTGAGGCTGTGTATTACGTGCGATAATCCAGCGTGAACGACGTATACCATCAGTAGATGGCGTCTGCTCTTTAGCTCGCATGAATATTTCCCAGACCATCATCACAGACTTACCAGACCCAAACGGTCCCATAACACCACGCACGAACGCGTTAGACCTATGGAACTTCATAGCAGTATTAGAAGCTTTGTAATTAATTAGTTGATTAGACATCTTTCTCAAGCCTTTCAAGTAAAGACCGCATATAATCAAAGATTATCTCTGCGCGTTCATCTTCTGGTACGTCAGCAACATTTGTTAATACTCCTTCAACAAAGGCTGCACCATCGTCAGTAGTTTTTGTAATAGATATGTTATATTTCATCGTCCTGCCCTTCTTGGAAAGTCCCACATGCTACACACTCCAAACCATCAGCTATGTGATAGTGAAACTCTGTAGAGCCACAATTACACTGCCATATCAGTATTTCACGGTACTCCTCCTGATTAAACAGTATGGAGTTTTTAAAGGGTATTACGTTATCGTTCATTTCTTCTTCCCCTTCTTTGGTTTTTTCTCACCTGAGATTTTAACTTTCTTCTCATTCTCAGGATCATTCCCAAGATCAATGTTTATTATAACCTGTTCTTGGGCTGTGTCATTACCGTGGTTAAAATGTCCTACAGCCTTCAAGTAAGTCTCAGATGCTTTAACACGAGGGTTAGCCATCTTACTCCGTTCTACAGGATCGTCTATCTTGTGATAGTCTTCCTCCATCTCCTGCATTAACTTAATATGTTTAGCAGCAGCATGTTCAGCAGTCATCTTTCGATTAAGCTGCCAAACCATCTGTATCTCTTCTACTTCGCGCTTAACATTATCTTTATCCAGCATCTTATATATCTGGGGCTTGGTTAGTCCTGCTACAGCAACTACAGCATTAAGGTCAGCTTTACATTCAGCATAAGCATCAAGGAAAGTTATCTCTTCTAAAGTCAGCCTGTTATACCCAGTATGCTCTACGTCTACTGTCGTATTACCAGCCTCATACTGGATAGGTACAAAAGCTGCCCCCTCGTTAGTTCGAGTTGCTTCAGCATCAGTTCCTTTGCTGCCCTTACGATATTTGTCAGTTGTTTTACTCATAGGCCGTCTCCTAGTTAGAAGACCATCTTAGCACTTAGACGCGCTTAGGGAAAGGGGCCGCGCCTGAGCTAGTATTTTATATGAGTTATAGGAATATATAAGACAAGCGCGCGCTTCGCGGGGTACCCCCCCCTCAAACAAAAGCCACCCCACCACCCCAAACGCGCCAAACCACATACCACCCA